GTATATGTCTAGAGGAAAGCCTAGCGGTTTAAGCACAACGGAGGCGGATTGGTATTGTTTTAATTTAGGTAAAAAATACCATATTATAAAAACCAAAGAGCTAAAAAATATATGTAGAGAATTTATTAATACAAAAAGAGATATAAAAGGCGGAGACAGCAATACAAGCAACGGCATATTGTTACCTATTATAAAATTACTTTAAGTAAAATTTGCAATACATAAAAATAAATATTAACTTTAAGCCAAAATATGGATATAGAAATAACAGACAGCAGGAAAGACCACTACTATTTAACAATTAACAAGATAAAACTTGGCGAGTTTGAAAGGTCAGAGCTGCGCTATCTAATAGAGAAAATCGATAACCAAATATAAATAACTATGAAAGTAACAGGAAAGATTACAAAGGTGTTAGATACACAAAAAGGAACGTCAGCATCGGGCAAAGATTGGCAAAAGCTAGCTTTTATCCTAGAGACTACAGAGGACTATAACAACCTCTATTGTTTTGAGGTATTCGGAGACGAGAAAGTAGAGCAGTTTCTGAAATTTAATAAAGTCGGGCAAGAGGTAGACGTGAGTTTTAACGTACAAACAAACGAGTATAAAGGAAAGTATTATACTAGCTTGCAGTCTTGGAAGATATTTAAGGCAGAGGCAGGGGAGGCAGCTCCAGAGGTAGCTCAAGAGGAGGCAGACGATTTGCCATTTTAATAATTTGGGGAGTTAGCGCTCCCCTTTATTTTTTATATATATGAAAGACAAAATACTAGAGGATTTAAAAGCAGAGTTTGACGCACGCTCGGAGGCAGGGATAAAGAAATATAACACTACTCTGGAGGATAACAACAGAGACGATTTTCTGCAACACTTAAAAGAGGAGTTAATGGACGCCGCTTTGTATATCCAAAAGCTGCAATCTGTAGAGCCTAATTACTGCAAGTGTAATATAACCTATACACTCAATGAATGATAGCGGAGATATTACAGCAAAGTTTACAGCTACAGAAAGAGCTATCGTCGAGCTACAACAGCCGACTATTGAAATCGAGAGAACTCGCAACGCAATACGAGAAACTCAAAAAAGAAACGACGGACTTAGAGCAGAGCTTGAGGCAATCCAAAAAAGAATTGAGAAAGGTTATAAAGCAATACGAGAAAGCTCAAACGGGGAGCAGAGAATTGCAGATGCTAAAAAAGAAATCTCAAGACTTGGCGGACTCATTGCGTGGCAAGACAACCGCAGCAAACAATTTAAAACAATTATCGACAGGGGTTATTAATAATAAGCATATACTAGAATGATTAAACTCCGACCATACCAAAACGATATAATCCAATCCTTGCGCAACTCTTTTAAAAGAAACCGCAGGACTATACTCTGCGCTCCAACGGGCGCAGGTAAAACGATTATGTTTACTTACTTAATTAGTGAGCATCTAAAGCGTGGAGGTAACGTCCTAGTATTAACTCATAGGAGCGAGCTATTGAAACAAGCGGGTAGCTCATTCGAGAAATTCGGACTAACCCCCGAATATATTACGAGCGGCTCAAAGCCAGACCTGCAAGCTAGGCTCCACGTGGGAATGGTCGAAACAATAGACAGACGCAAAGAAACTTATAGCAGTTTCCTAGCATCTAAGAGCCTAGTAGTAATCGACGAGGCGCATCTAAATATATTTACAAAGCTACTAGAGTATATTAACCCTAAAGCCTACGTAATAGGAGCGACGGCTACTCCAGAGCGCAAGGGAAAGGCTGCCGTATCTCTTGACGAGTTTTACACCGCCATAGTGCAACGAATAGATACACCCGAATTAATTAAAATGGGTTTCCTATCCTCTGCCAATAGCTACGGCGTGCCAATAGATACCAAAGGACTAAAACGAACGGGAGCGGATTACGATACCGCAAGCTATTACGAGGATAACAAAACATATATCGGAGTCGTAGATAACTGGGTACGGTTAACAGAGAATACAAAGACCTTACTATTTGCATCGAATGTAAACAGCTCTAAGGTCGTTTGCGCTCAATTTAATGCAAGAGGTTACGAGGCAAAACATATCGACGGAAACACCCCTAAAAATGAGCGAGAGGCTATACTAGAATGGTACGATAAAACCCCTAAAGCTATTATCTGTAACTGCGGTATTTTAAATGCAGGGTTTGACCAGCCAGACATCGAGACTATAATACTATACAGAGCTACAACCTCGCTCCCTTTATTCCTGCAAATGTGCGGACGAGGCTCAAGGACTACCGCAGACCTAAACTCGTTTAATATCCTAGACTTTGGAAATAATATCAAACGGCTAGGGCATTGGGAAAATCCTAGAGACTGGAGTCTAAAAAAGAAACTTACAAGAGAGCAGCCTGCGCCCGTAAAAGATTGCCCGAAATGTAAAGCTATACTATTAGCCTCTGCAAAAGTCTGCCCTTATTGCGAACATAAATTCATAAATAAAAAGGAGGCAGAGATTGCTAGGCTAGAGCTAATTAAAAACGAGGTAATTAAAAACTACAGCGAGATGTCAAACGCAGAGCTTGCGCAGGCGGTACATGACAAATACATAACTGCGGCGTGGGTATTGCATCGTAAAACTTGCAGGCTAGACGCTAGAGATTTTCTTGAGGCGGTAGGGTATAAAAAGTCTTTCGAGTATGTAAATAAAAAAAGATTTAAAGTTTTTAGTTAAAAAAGTTGTTTATAAGTTATAAGTTTATATATCTTTGAAAAAACAAAATTAATACTATGACACTATCAAACGACAAAGCAATTAATACATACGGAATAATAGCCAACGTTGGCGGAACTATGGGAACTGCTACAAGACCCGTTGTAGTTGGTAAAGCATACGTGTTTAATGTAGATGGTTACAAAGTAATAAAAGAGGTAATAGCTAAAGAGTCTAACTATAAGATAACAGGAAAAAATATTACAGAAACTCTCTATACAGATGTTTTTCATATAAATAAAATAAATTCAATTAATAGCGAATTAAGAAATAATATTGTATCTAAAATAATGGCTGCGGACTTAACTAGAGTTAAAAATGTAATGAACACTAATAAAAAAGGATTTTTACACTTTATGAACAACCTACAAGACACTAAAGGTTTATCTAAAGATTTAGCTTTTGCTGAAGTAGTAAAAGACTTTTACTCAGATGAGTTTAATCACCCATACGACACAAACGCAATTATAAAAGTAATGATAAAGTATGGCTACAAGTTTAACAATATGGCAGAGGCTAACAAGCTAATAAGATAATAACTAAATAAAATAAAACTAAAACAAAATGAAAAACTTACTACAAACATTAAGACCAGATTTAAAGGATAAGCTATCTTTATTAAACGAGGAGTATCCATTTACAGCGCATCGAATTATTAAAGACCTAGAGGCAACCGATAACGTTTACGACGTTACATTTTTAACTATGGCAACAATGCAGAAATTTCTAGGGGTAAACCTAGACGATTTTTATTTTATATTTGAGCCAGATGCTTAGTGAGGTTAAAATACATTAAATTATGGAGATTTACAAAACAACAAATAAAAAAACAGGTGAGTACTATATAGGTTTAAATACAACCTCTAACCCTAACTATTTAGGTAGTGGAGTTGAATTAAAAAAACAAATTGAGAAGTATGGTAAAAAAAATTTTATAAAAGAAATACTTTGTTTAGTTACATCTAATTCAACAGATGAAAATATATTAAGAAAAATAGAACACGCTTATATATTAAATCATATAGACAATAAAAATTGCCTAAATAAATCTATTGGCTATAACAAAGCAAAAAAAACAAAATTTAATTATCATAAAAATAGATACGAAAGTTTAAAGGAAGATTTAAAAATGGTTTCACAAATAGCAGGCTTTTATAAAATTGATGGCGTTACTCCTTTTGATGGCTATGGTAATATATTTATATATGATGGAATTGAATATATCAAAGAGCAAATTCGTTATGCAATGCAATTTAGTATAAATGTTGAGCGAGGTTAAAATACAAACGCAGATTTTCCAATGGCATTGGAATAGCTTTCCCGACGAGAGAGGTTTACTTTGCTATAACCTAAACAACTCGGCTAATAAAATAGACGGCAATAGAAACAAAGCGCTCGGATTAATTAAAGGGCGATCCGATATGGTTTATTATTACCAAAGCTCTGCCTATATGATTGAGTTAAAAAACGCTAAAGGAAAGCAAAGCAAAGAGCAAATACTATGGCAGGAACTACTAGAGTCTCAAGGATTCACATACGTAGTTATCCGCAGCCTAGAGGAGTTTAAACAATTTAAAGAACAACTATGTTAAAAACAATTAAGGACGCAGTAGAGGAAGTAACAGGATTAAAAATAGATAAAAACACACGACAGAGGGAGTACGTTATGGCTAGATGTTTATTTTATCATTTCGCTAGAGAGTTAACGGGCAAACCATTTGCAGAGATAGGAGCTATTACAAACCACGACCACTCTACGGTATTACACTCGCTCAAAAAATTTAATGTACATTATAAATTTGATGTATTTTTTAAAAAGAGCTTTCACGCTTTGGAGAGTATATTAGAGCCTACTCCCTCAGTAGAGGAGATAGTCGCAGAGGTCGGCTCGATTGACGAGGTAGTAAGACAAAGGCAGGAATTAATAGAGGCAAATGTAAAGCTAAAGCTAGAGATAAAAAGCCTAAAAGAAAACAAGCCAAGACTAGAGAAATTACTAGACGGCATACCAGAGGAAAGAATTCAATTTTTTATTAATAACCAAATGAGCGCCTTTATAAAAATGGAACGCGCTACACTAAAAAAGCAACAAGAATATGAGCAAGCAAATGCCAAAATTAGAGAAACAAAGCAAACCGCTAAACAAGCAAGTTTTGAGGAAACGGGTATCCGAGTTAGAGACAAGGCTATCAAATCTACACTCCCTTGTTAAAGATATAGCACACAACCAAGAGGCAATAGTAACCGCATTATCGTCAAACGAGATTAAAGACGTAGACGAGGCACAAACCACAGACAAATGAATTACGACCTAATAGATAACATCGAAGTAGACGGAATAGATACAAACGACTATCCAGACTTTTGCGATGCTTTTATAGTCTCGGCAGACTACGACGGCGAGGCAATGACAGAGGAGCAGCTAGAGGCTTTAAACGAGGACTACAGCTTTGTCCACGACTGCGTATATACACATCTTTTTTAAATGACGATACCCGTAATATTTGACAATCCTCACATATTTTTTGAGGAGGCTACAAAACAAAACTATACAGATGCGCACGATTTATTCTACCGCAGTATGGTAGAGTATTTACTAGACGAGTCTATACAGTATGTATGTACGTTTATTTATAACGATTACGAGAAGTATTTATTTGAGCCAGAATCCGAAGAGGACGAGATAATACTCTCCAGAGATGCGCTGCTATACTTTGAATACATCGAGGAGTACGAAACTTGTCAATTAATTTTTGAGGTTTTAGAGTCTGATAACTAGGTAGTTATAAAAAATGTTGTTTTTTGTTTGGTGGAAACTAAAAAAGTATTGTATATTTACAAAAACAAAAACAATTAAAAGCAAAATATTATGTATCTAACTGAAAACCAAGAGAATAAGATTTACAGAGAAGTTACTAACTACTTTGAGAGTAATAACGGAGAAGTTACTAACTGCGAAACTAAATACGTAACTGAGGAATATAATTACTTTTACTTTTGTACTGAGGAGTTAACAGATGTTAAAGTTACCTTTAAAACTAACAACGGAAAGCTACTAAAAAGAAGTTTAAAAACAAACTAAAACCCTATGGATTTAAAAACAGCACTAAACAGACTCTTTGACAAAGACCTAGATTTAACCTCTAAGCAACAGCATATTTTAATCGAGATTATTGGCGCTCATTCAAGGCACGAATTTAACGCAGGATTTCAAGCTGCAAAAGATATAATATAATGAACTGGACTCTACAAATAGCTTTCCATTATCCGCACGACAGATTCCTATTAGGTTGGGAGTATATGGCTCAAACCAAAGAGTTTGATTACACGACAATAAAGCTGTATTTATTTATAGCAACATTAACCCTAGATATTTAAACCATGAGAAAATATATACACAGACTACTCGTAAAAAATTCAATAGTACCTTATAAATCAATCACATTAAAAACGGGCGTAGTTGTAGACCACTACAGAGACGGACTCGTAGATGTAACCTCTTAATTTTTAGTTTTGTTTAATTTTGTTTTAGTTTGCCCTGCCTTAATTGGTGGGGTTTTTTTATATAAGAAACAATATATATTATAATTCGTTTATATAATAGTACTAATACTAATAGTTAGTACCTATTAGATATGAATAAATTATCCAAAGGTAACGGAGGCTGGTCTACAAAAGCCAAAGGTATAGACCGCCGTAAAAACCCATTCAAGCAATTAATAACAGAAGCAACCTCTCAAGAGAACTTTATAGCCGTCTTTCAAACGTTAGAGGCAAGCGCGATGTCTGGAGACGTTCAGAGCGCCAAGCTCTACCTAGAGTATACAGTCGGGAAACCAATGCAGAGCGTGGATATAACCTCAGACGGTGGCAGCGTAAACATTCCGACAATTTCATTTACCTCAGCTATTGACGTAACACCAGAGAATGAGTAGCGTAAACATAAGCCCAAAATTTTCGCCCTTGTTTAATATTCCCGACGGCGTGGATACCTTTATCATAACAGGCGGAAGATTCTCACAGAAATCATTTGCGACGTCTCTAAGCGCTTTAAATAGTTGCACGAAGTATGAGCATCGAATACTCTACAGCAGGTATACAAACGCCTCTCTGAAGGATTCTATCTTTGCTGAGGTCGAGGAGAAAATAGAACTCATGAATATGGAGAGCTTTTTTGAGTCGCAGCAAAATAGGATTGTCTCAAAATTCAATAAGAGCAAGATAGTCTTTAAAGGATTAAAGGCAGGCTCCTCTGTGCAGACTGCAAACCTCAAGGGGTTAAAAGATTTCTCGATGCTCATATTAGACGAGGCGGAGGAGATGCAAGACGAGGCGATTTTTGACAAGATAGTGCTATCAATTAGAGGGAACGATGCAAAAAATCCAAACAGGAATATTAAGGTATTAATCTTAAACCCTACGAGCAAGGAACATTTTATCTATATGAAGTACTACGAGAGTAGAGGCGTTCAAGAGGGATTTAACGGTGTGAAAGATAACGTCTGTTATATACATACCTCTTACCTCGATTGCCTAGAGTTTGTACCCGACGAGATAC